ATATCCACGGGCGACTACTATCAAAGATCATCTTCCAAATCTCAGCGGCACTCATTTCTACACTACGACCATCTTCATAGTCAATAGTAAGTATAGTGCCACGCTCTTGGTTCATAATAGCAGTATATTCTAGCGATCCGAAGAGCCCTTCCCAAAGAATCGCTCCAGTAACTGCGTCAGCATCGTCTCCGTTCTTTTTCTTTCGCTTTTGTTTTGCGAGGGCGATGCTTTTTTCGTGCATGTATTGGTCTGTGAGGGTTTGTCGAACCTGTCCCACGATTGTTTCTGGGGCCATGTTGAGTGCCCGGATTGCTGAGGGGTAGAGTGAGTTGATGTCAACTGCTCCGACCCATTCGTGAATCCCCTTCTTGGGAACAGCAACATAAGCTCCGGCTGCTTGTTGTCCTTCACCGTAATTATCCTGACGCTTCTTGTCAGGAACGATGAATCCTCGTTCATGTGATTCATTGTAAATTGCCATTTCAATCATTGCCACCGAACCCATCACCGTCGGCAGCAGCACGGTGTTTTCATGAGCTAGCGCATTTGCTAGATCAAGAAACTTTAGCTTGTCGTGAATCTTGAACACCAGCATAGTATCCTGCCGGTTATACTCTACGAACTTCTTGAAGTCCTTGTTGTAAAGCTGATCAAGTGACCCTTCATATGGAGTCTTACGTTCACCTAGTTCATACTCACCGATTGCGTCTAGTGAATAGCTATGGCGAGATTCGTAGTTGTACTTCTTGTAAAGTTGCAGATAGTCCATGTGAATACGACCAACAAAGTCGTAAGTCTGCTCTTCCTTACCAAAGCGTTCATAAGTACGAGGCTTAGGCATCTGACCAAGCAGACAGAACTTGCGAGTATCGTCCTTAGTCATGATTCGCTTAACGCGATTCACGCAATAGGGAACGTCATACCCTTCTGAGTTCCAACCAGTAACAACGTCTGCATCCTGGATTAGATCAAAGAACGTCTCAAACATTTCAATTTCACTACGAAACAGAAAACAGTTATCAAAGTCCTTAGTCAGCTCCTTTGCAGTCTCGTCAGTCATGTGCTTTGGAGGAATGACTAGCGTAACAAGTTGCTCAAGCCAATCCAGATAACAAGTGATTGCTGTTACTGAGTTGAATGGATCACTAGTTGGACTATAACCCTTCTCCGGGTCAAAGTCCACTTCAATATCAAAGAAGCAAGTGTGTAGCTTGGGAGGTTCAGCCTTGAGATAGTTATCACTCAAGCATCTGAATACTACGTTAACGTCACTCTCAAACAACCTCTTGCCGCGATGGATCCTCTTCTCCTTCTCAAACTCTTGTTTCTTGCGAGTAGAGAAGCGAGAGACACTATCTCCATAGATAGAGCGATACTTACCCTTAGGATCTTCGTAATAGAAAACATAGTTTGTACTATATTCTCTATAGGCGCGTTTACCCTCGGGAGTACGCTCTACTACATAGATTTTATCTGCGTTGGAATCTAGGACAGCATCAACGTATGACATTAGTTAGTCTTACCAACTGTCTCCAAAATAGTGTTGAGTTCTTCGTTTTCTTCATTCGTCTCATTGAGACGCTGCTTGTAAGCAATCTTGATAGCCTTCTTAAGGACTGAGGGCTTGACTTCAAGTTCTTCTGCAATTGCCTTAACCGTATCGTTAAGACCTTCATTGAGAGTTTCGACTTCCTGCAAAACAGAAATACCCTCGTTAACGAGCTGGGTCAACTTGACCTTAGCTTCTTGATTAAATGTACGTGACATGTTTTCTCCTTCTAGTCTAGTTATTATAACAGACTACGCAGAGAATTCAACTATATTGGTAACCGTTATTGAAAGATATAGTGATGCTTTTCGCCATAAATCTTAATATATTTCCCAGCAAGCATATCAGCCATAGCTTCAATAGGTGATCCGGGATAGCTATCACCTGGCTTGATCATGCCTAGTTCGCTTTGACGGCAGTGTACGATTTCGTGAAATACTGTGCGAAGGATATCTACAAGATTGCGATTCTTTGCATATACCCAGATGGTAGGATCACCCTCAATATGACGACCAGTGTGATGATTGTCTTGAGCATCCTTAGTGTCATAGCTTAAATCAATCTTGATTGGATTCTCTAAGTGTACTCTACGCATTGCCCATTCAGCAAACTTTTGTACTTCTGCATCAAGGTCAAGATTATCTTTATCAGATTCATCTAGCTTGCCCTTAACCCAAGTATCAGGTGTTTTCTTGTACTTTTTGACAAATAGATCATGCAATGCTTTACCTGTGATCTTGTGCTTTTCAGCAATCTTACGCATCAACTTATCTATGGTGTCATAGTCGTGCTTGGCTAGAGAAGGTAACTTCTCAGCCAGTTCGTCAACAGGGGATTCTATAATGAATTGTTTAGCTCGCATCAATATATTTATCAAATGCGGAGCATATATGCGATTTCAGGCGGAATCCAAGGTTCCTTCATCCTTTCTGGATTCCATACAACACCTGCGATGTTGCCATTGATAAACGCCTCTGGATTACCCAAGTAATCTAAGCAAAGAATGTTTGCACTATCAGGTAGACTTTTGATGCAGTAGCCATGATTGCTGTTAACTTCACGTACTTCTCTATGATAGAAGATAGGATGATCCAATCCATTGTGATTGTTGATTGGTTCTATGGTACCGCCTATCATTTCAGCAACTAAAAAGGCACCTCTTGCAATACCCACGACAGGTTTGCCACGTTCAAGCATCTTGTTGGCTAGTTCTATTTCAACAGTACGTCTTGTTGCGTTGTCATATCCAGCGGTGATAATCAATGAGTCTAAGTCATTGGCCATTACATTGAAGTCTTGATTCATTGTGTTAGGAACAACGAATAGGCTATGCCCACGAATGGTATTATACCACCCCTGCTCAATGGCATCATATGTCACATTATCTTGTGTGATTACAGATTTACTAAGGCCTATCTTCATAGATATATTTAGACAAAAAATAACGGCGAGGATTTTACTCCCCGCCGTTATTAAAGTGACTATTAAGTGTTACTTAGAAGTTCTTCTTCAAAGAAACAACAAAGTTATTTCCATAAAGTCCATGACCATTAACACTGTTGTATGCCTTCATGCCTGCACCTTCATTGGTGTTGACATAGTAAAGACCAGTAACTACAAACCCCTTAGGGAGATTATAGCTAGCGCCGAAGTTAATGTCATTATAGTCGTAGTTATTGTGGTGTGCAGTGAACGTATGACCATAGTGTGCAATCAAAGTAACTGCGCCAATTGGCTGAGAAACATCAGCAGTTACATAATGAGTGCCATGGGTATTTGGAATACCAAAGTAGTTAGTGAAAGAGTGGCTACCCTTTACAGTAACTGGACCATATGTAGCAGCAAGATATGCTTCACTAGTAGTATACGAAACATTACCGTTCTTAGCATGGAAGTAAGTGTCAGTGTAAGAACCTACGTCAAGAGTAAGACCCTTAGCAACTTCATGCTTGTATCCAACGTAAAAATCTTGTTCGTAGGCTGCGCCACCGGTGTAATATTCACTAGAAACGTTACTAAAGAACGTTCCTGCATATAGACCACTCTTGTCAGTAATGTCAAGGTTGCCTGATACTTCAGGGCCTACGTTAGTTTGGCTCACGCCGCGATAACGATAGTCCGTTGAAACAGTGATATTGCCGGAAAGATCAGTAGCGTGTGCAGCGGAAGCGAATCCAAGAGCAGCAACTACAGCGAGAATAGTCTTCTTAAAAATCATAGTTTATCCTTTATATGATAGAAACATGCATTATGCATGAGTCTTCTGTATTATTTACAGTATTATTATATCTAATGCAATTTATTTGGGCAATTACTTGCAAGTATAACGATAACCAAACACGCCACGAGGACCAGATGTATATGCTGGACCAGTTAGCTTGCAGTTTGCTTCGTTCTTGGCTGGGACAAAAATTGCCATCTTGTTTGCACCCTGAATCCAGTGACCCTTGGGGGCTGGAGCAGAAGCGCAAGCAGTAGTTGCGCTCAATAGCGCAATAGTTGCTAGTAACATCTTCTTCATTTTACTTCTCCTTTTTAGCAACCCTACTTATTTAGAAGTTGCTCTATACACGCCGTCCCAGTTACTTGGTGGGTTAGCCTTGTATTCTTCAATTCTTTCAATCATTGCATCATAGTACTTATCTAATTCACCATTCCAAGATTTCTTTAAGTTATGAGCAAAAGTTTCTGCTGTTTCCCATTCACCCTTACGATAATAATCTAGGAAGCGAATATGAGTTTTCTCTCCTGCTTCATAAAAACTCTCAAGAACAGTGTAGATTTTTACAGGTTCTGTCTTTCCCTTGACTGCAAGTAAGTCAAGTTCAATGACTTGGTATGTATGTCGTACATACTCGGCGGTCTTTGGTCCAATGATGATTTTGACGCCATATGGTTTGCTTTGACCTTCGAGACGAGACGCCAAATTAACTCCGTCACCGAGACAAGTATAGTCAAAACGCTGATCACTACCCATATTGCCAACAACAACGGTATCAGTATTAATACCGAGACCCATTCCAAAAGCTGGTATGCCTTCTTCTTTAATTTCTGCATTGAAGTCCTCTAACGATTTAAGCATTTGGAATGCAGTTCTTACTGAGTCCAATGCATGTTGCTCATTGTTCAATGGTGCGTTCCAGAAAGCCATTTGAGCATCACCAATATACTTATCAAGGGTACCCTTGTTCTCTAAAATTGCCTTAGTCATAGCAGTCATATAGCGGTTCATGATCTTTGTCAAGCCTTGAACATCTTTACCATAGTGTTCACTGATTGTAGTGAATCCACGAACGTCGGTGAACATGATGGATAGTTCTTGTTCAGTGCCGCCTAGTTGTAGTAGGTCAGGTTGACGCTGCAATTGTGCGACAAGATCAGGTGACAAGTAAGTACCAAACTGTTTCTTAATCTGTTGCTTTTGTAAGAACTCACTAATAAACTTTGCAGTATAGATATGCATATAAATAAGCACTGCTGCAACAACGTTGAATGAAATGTCAACTAGAATCTTGTTGTGTGCATATAGATAATATGGTGCGTATACATAGCCTGCTAGTAATATAAGTATCCAAACGATAGAGTAGCGTACTCTTGATAGAATGATGATTGCAAGTGAAAGGATGAAGAATGCAGCAAGATCAACCAGACTTACCCAATTCGGAATTGACACTGAATCCCCATTTATCAACGTCTGAAGAAGACTGGCCTGAAGCTGATGCGGCATTTGGGCACCACTTGGAGTTGCTACGGGATTTACAACGCCATTCGCAGTCACACCGAGTAGAACGATCTTACCATCGAGACGAGGAATATTCTCGCCTACTTCAAACGATGAGAATACGTAATTCGGGTTCGTAAAAACGCGACCATATTCATCAGTTTTAATAGTATTGAAAGAAGGAACACGTAATGCCTCAACACCTGTCTGATTTACCTTCGCTTGGTATGAAGGATCTCCTGACGCAACTCGAATTAACTCAAGCCCAAACGCAGGATAAAATTCGCCTTTTGATTGGGCAAGCAGGGGTACACGACGAACAACACCATCAGATTCAGGAAGAGTTGAAGTTATACCTACCCCTACGGCAGCATCTTGAAAACTTGAGATATTGGATAAGACACATGGATATTGAGGTAAGAACTCGGTCGGTTGCCCGTCTCCAATCACAGCAACCCCAGTCCGACGAATCGTTTGGTCTTTCCTTGATGCAGAACAATCCGACGTTACAGTCTGACTAAGTACAACCGGATACTTCTTTAGTGTATCTACTAGTACGTGGTCGGTGCCAAAGCGATCAGATTCAGGCATAAGAATAGTACTGCCGACAAGACCAGCACCTCTGCCATAAATATCAGTAATAATCTTAGCATAAACTTCCCTTGGAAAAGGATACTGCCCATATTTCTCAATCGCTTTCTCCCCGATATTTGCAACTACAATCTGTTCCGAATGTACTGGCTTACCTAGCATCAAATAGTCATAGAACTTAAGTTTCATTGCGTCAACCATATATGGATTGCTTAACTTAACAACAAGAAGTAATCCTACTGTCAATAATGCTAGCCAGGGACTCAATAAAACTTTCTTTAACTTATTCATAAACTATCCTTTAGTGTTTCGTGTATGTGTATCCAGTACATGGGCCGGAAGTGCAAGTGATAGACATAGCAGCACTATCACTAGTAGTTGCGTTATCTTGAGTTACAGTTACGCCGATGTTATTGTTATTTAGCGTTAAAGAGAACATTTTCTGTGCTGCGCCCGATTGTGTAACACTTACTGTGTTGTTATTGGTGGGTATGTTAAGTTCTAAGAAGTGATTACCAGTGTCAAGTTGATTCACAGTGATATTGTTGTTATTGCCGATAATTTTGGCAAATATTGCTTTGTTGCCGCCAGTTTGCAAAGCGAGTAGTGAGTTGTAACTGCCATTGATTGATGTTTGTAGATAATTATTATTGCCCTGTTGGCTATCATTCATTGAGTTAACATTTCCTGTAACAGAACCTTCTACTAGATTGTTATTTCCTTGAATAGTTTGACTACCTTGTTTGACACTAAGAGTATTACTTCCACCATTAATAGTATACGAGCCGCCGCCGATACCACGAATACTGTTATTATCACCGTTCTGTGCAACATTTACAGTAGTAAAGTCGCCGCCTGTCTGCGTAATATAGATGCTATTGTGATTCAAAACATTAGTTTGATTAATATAGACTTGCTCAGTATTAGTAATAGTTGCAGTAGGATATGTGGGAGCAGAAGTATATGTTTGACCTGCATTTAGTGGAGTAGTTGAACCACTACTAGCAAAACTATCAGTCTGTGTAGTTGTAGGATTCAATGTACCAGTAAAGCTGAATCCGCTTGAGTTAGGAAATCCATAGTCAGTGCTGAATACAGTACCGTTATAGTTAGCGTTAGTGAAAAAGAAGAAATGATGACCTGAGCTATCTGTACCTAATCCCTGCACAGTTAATTTGCCATTGCCTAGATTAGCAGCAAGTGTTCCATTGCTATTATAGACTTTCATCGTCCAGGGGTAACTTGGATTGCCGCTCGGTGAGAACTGTATATACTGAGTTGATGAGAGATGGTATGGTGATCCAGTATTCCAACTTGTTCCTATACCACTGAGGCTATAGATTTGACAAGTATTCGTATATAAACAAGCACTGACATTCCATTGTGTATCACTGAATTGTGCGGCGCCAAACTTTAGATCAGCAAACGTAGTGGCATAGGCCATTGACGACCACAATAACATAAAGAGAGCAATTAACTTTCTCATTTGTTCATGTCCGGTGGAGCACCGTTCTGTATAACAGTGATGGTACCTTGGGGTCTACCTGTACCTGATGTAGTCCATTTGTGATCCATAAAGTTATATGCGTCAACGATGCCATTCTGTGATGATACGACTTGTACTTCTGAATCTTTAGGAACCCAAACTCCTACTATCTGATTTTTGTCATCAGATATTCTTGCATAGACCCAACCCTCTTGAATCTTCTTTCTGTACGTGGGAGAAACATTTGTGTATATAGTTTCTTTAGGTAACGCACCATTGATGTCCTCATAGACCTGTTCAATCTCAGCTTGTGTAGCCTGTCTTGGTTGAATAGCTATTGCAACTTGTTCAACGTTGTCTCCTGTTCCGGAGTTAGGGTCCTTGTTATCATCTGATGCCGCTTTAGAAGGGTTAACAAACTTTTTTACTGCCTCTCTTGCTACCTTAAGCAAGCTCTGCCCATCATCTGTAGCTAGCGGAGCAATCTGAATCGTATTGTTAAGTGCCTTCATTGCTGGATTAACGATGACCGGTGGACTTGGGGGAGCAAATGCATTCTCTACAACAGTTGCTTGGAATGGCTTAGTCATTGACACAACACCTGATGCCGTTATAACATCAATTGCGCCAGCTGGACAATCAAAGTTTGTCTTGGTAATATCTTTATCGTCAAAGCAACTTGGAACCAGAACAACTGTTGAGCGACCAGCTTCATCAACACTCATAACAAAGTCTGTACCGCGAACTGCAATAGTAGCAGTTGGGGTGCGGATGTTTACACCTTTTGGATTACCGTGAGCAAGAGCACCTGATGCATAGCGCACAGTGCCTAATGCTACCTTAAGTCCTAATTTTCCTTTAGCTTTATTGTTATTATCAAACACAAAGGCGTCAATGACAAGTCTACTATTTTCAGTAATGTTGACCGTAGTAGCGTCAACAAACACTATCTTGAACTTGCCTTGACTATTAGTAGAGACAGTATCCATCTTTTCAATGCCGGCGCCTCTACCAGCAGGCATAGCACTGGGGCCTCTTCTGATTTGACCTCCGCCTTTTGCCTCTGTTATGGAACCTATGCTTGCTAAAGCGGGTGAGGCTAAAGCAAGCAATAGGATTCCAAGAGTCTTAGTGACCAGTTTTGATATTGTAAACGCCATTAGACCCTACACTTTGAATGTGAACAACAGTTTCTGACGCACCATACTGCTGCGTTGTTACCGTGTTGTTGCTTCCAGTGAAGTTGGCCCATAAACTGTGCCCGTATGTGCCGGCCGTATCAGTTTGTGTTACATTGATAG